TTGTAGCTGGTATTAATCAACTCGGTAGAGGACAAGATGTACAGGCACTCGGTCAGTTTTTACAGACCATAGCACAGACTATGGGACCAGAAGCCATAGCTACATACATAAATCCAGAAGAGGTTGTAAAACGACTTGCAGCTGCACAAGGTATAGACGTACTAAATCTTGTGAAGACTATGCAAGAAGTACAAGAAGCAGATCAGCAGGCACAACAACAGCAAGCTGAGATGGAAGCAATCAAAGCTACCCCCGGTATCATGAAAGCTCCAATGCTAGACCCTTCTAAGAATCCACAGATAGCAGAACAACCACCACAATAATATGGCAGAAACACTAACATTTGAGAATCAGACAGAGGTTACATCAGTTGATAACCTCTCTGCTGAAGAGCAAGATTCTCTTAAAGTTGGCGAGCAGATGCAAGAAGCTCAAGACAATCTACTAGCAGGCAAGTATAAAAATGCTGAAGAGCTAGAGCAAGGATACATTGAGTTGCAGAAGAAGCTTGGTCAACAAGAAGATACTCCAGAAGAAGCGGAAGAAGAGCAAGTAGAAGAAGGTGAAGAAGAAGAAGAAGACCTTGGTATACTTGACGAGCTATGGGAGTACGAATCTAACAACGAAGAGTTCCACGAGGAAGCACTAGCAGAGCTCAAAGAAATGGACCCAGTAGAACTAGCTAAGATGCACATTGAGTATCGTAAGCAAGTTGAGACAGGTGAGACAGGAGGCAGAGATTTCTCTGAGCAAGACATTACAGAACTTAAAGGTATTGTTGGCGGAGAAGAGAACTATACTAACATGATACAGTGGGCACAAGGTGCACTGAATGAAACAGAAGTCAACATGTTCGACGCTGTGATGGCTAAAGGAGACCCACTCTCAGCTTTCTTTGCAGTCAGAGCTTTAGCCTACGCATACAATGACTCCATAGGATACGAAGGAAAGATGGTACAAGGTAAAGCACCTAAGCAAAGTAACGATCAGTTCCGTAGCCAAGCAGAAGTTGTAGCAGCTATGGGCGACCCACGCTATGAGAATGATCCAGCATATCGTAGGGACATCATGCAGAAATTAGAAAGATCACCAAACGTCAAATTTTAGGAGAACAACTATGCCAATGGGAAAAGGAACTTACGGAAGTAAGAAGGGTAGACC